GCGTTATTTTTTTATTTGCCATGTTTTTAAACCCCGGGGGAATTGTTATGCTGGGACTCAGCTCAAGTGTTTTATTTATTTATATGAAGATAGCCATTCGTTAAATGATTTAACATTCATTTCATCTTTAAGGATATCGAATAACTCTTGACCCTTTTTAAATCGAGGTGGAAGTCCTTTCTTAAATGATTCAAAATCATTTGCCGATACTGCCGCTCTCATTTTGGAAGCAGACATACCCTCAACACCCTCGGCATCGGGATCACGATCCCCTGCAGAAATGACATCCACTTTTTTAAAATCGTAGAATCCATGTCTCTTTCCATCGACCCCATTATATTGAAGAATAAGTTTTTTGAAGTCAGAAATTCTGTCAGAGCCAACAACCATTTTCACCTCTTCGTATCCCTCATCATGAAACTTAACTAAAATATCAAATACATTAGTTACAGAATCGCCCATAATATAAAGCGAATGTTTAGGGAACATTAATCTAGAATACTTAACCTTATCTTTGAACGATAGGGGATTCTTTTTCTTATCATGCGACTTAGAGAGATATAATCTATATCCGCCAGATCCAGAATTCTTTTTCAGAGCATCTAATAATTTACCATGACCTGTGGTCGGTGGGTTCAATCTTCCAAATGAAAATGTTATATTTTTCATTACTTATTCCTTTTATTACCTATGGAGTCACCATACGCAACAGCCAAAGGGAGTAATTTAAGAAGGGGTAAATTGATTTTTAGGACATTGAGTTTCATATTCCTATCTAATAATATAGCAGACAGAAATCTATGATGCCCGTCAATAATACGATTATCAGCAGATACAATTAGTATTTTAGAATTTAATAATTTTATAGTTCCGTCTACACCATTCTTAGCTATAGTACCAAGTCCCTTATCAAAATATATTTGATCTTGGATTGGGGTTAAATCTTTTGCTGCGATCTTATCTCTTGTGACGCTTACAACATCATCACCTTTATCCCCATCATTCTTTTTTAACCCAGCTTCTAAAAATTTATCTGCCTTATCCCCGGAGAGACCTTCGGGAAATGGGTTTGATTGATTGGTGTCTTTGGAAAATGGTTTAGTTATATCAAGTTTACCCTTACTCAATCTCTTTTGAAATTTATCAACATCCTTCGAGGTTATAACCGGCATATCCTTTCTTTTGGTAGAACCCTTATATGCTAGTTTTTGTGCTAGGACATAATTTTTATCAAAATCTGGAATATCTTTATCTAAATCTGGAAGTTTAGATAATGCGTACTCTCTTGCATCTTCAAGAGAAGTGGTAATGACTTCAAGGCTACCAGCAGCAGCGCCGCCCTTCTTCTCAGAGATGTAATTTTTAAATCCCTTCATTTTTCCCATCCCTTAATTATATTTGGATTAAAATTATTTGAAGAGAACTCCATTCGATCTACGAGTTTAACAGCATTACCATCTCTATTAATAGCAACATATCCCTCAGTACCAGTAACTTTAAATCCATTTTTAGTTTTTACAAATGTTGATATACTAGAAACTCTATTCATTTTAGAGATAAGTATTTCCTTAGCATCAACTAAATAATTTTGAAGTTCGAACATTAACCTCAAATTAGTTTTATTGGAAGGGGAAAAGAACTCCAGAGTTTTATCTCTTGCTGCAGTCTTTCTCTCTTTACCCTTTACTGACTTGAGTTTATCAATCTGTTTTTGATACCTCGCATTTATCCAATCTATTAGATCAGATGTATGCTTCTTAGGGTCAGTAATACGTTCCTGACTTCTAACCTTGGTATTGTTAAATGTATTGATGAGAAGATTAATTTCAGAATCCTGAGCAACCGATTTTAATGTTGTAGAGGAGATTTTTCTGAATATTTTACCGGCAGAAGATAGATGTGAAGTAACCAAATCCGTTTCATCCTTGGTCATTGTGGCAGTACCGCTTAAATCCTCTAGATCAGCAGTTCTCATCCAAACTGATTTAGTTTTATTTAACTTTGATATATCAATTAAGAATGATGCCGACATATCCTCAAAAGAAGATCCTTCATATTTTGTATGCCAAACAACCCCTATTTTGGATTGAAGGAGTGGGTCAGCTTGATCAAATGGAACTGCATAGACTATAGTATTCGGATGAAATGTAATATACGATTCACCATCAATTCTTTCTTTTTTGAGATCAGATTTGGTGAACATAATATCACCTTGAAGAACCCCTTTGATATTGAGTTTCTTTAGTTCTGTGTAAGCAATTTTTAGCTTAGTAGATAAATCTCCAGAAGTATCATCATCGATATCAGAATGTGATTTATATACCTTAGGGTTCTTATTAAAGATCCCCTTCTTTGCTACAAAAAATTCACCATCACTAGGATCTATTCCAGCGAACACAGCAGGTGCTCCATCCCACTTTACAGTTACAGAATGAGATGTATTCGAATCGCCTTTCATCATATCTCTGAGGGATCTAAGGGCATTGATAGCATCGCGTGTACCATCAACCCCGCCATCAAGAACTAAATCCTCGATGTGTGTCATGTGGGTATTCTTAGCTTCTTTTAACTCAAAGAAATTGGAAGAATGAACCCCAAAATGGTGGAAATCCATCACGATTCTCTGTTCTTTTTAACCTTAGCTAATTCATCTTTCTTTACTTGTTTAGCTAATTTTTTAGCTAATTTTTCAATGGCACCTTTCTTTTTAGCGAGTTTCTTTTCAATTTGGGTTTTCTCTTGATCAGATAAATCCGACCACGATTTATCCCCAATTAATTTGTTCGCAAAAACTTCTTTAGCCTTTTTATGGGCTTTAGATTTAATTTTTTCTGGTGAAGCCATCTTCAATGCTGATCTGGCTTTTTTCAGTTTTGTAGAAGATTTTTTCGCAATTTTAGCCATATTACGGGCCATCTTCTTTCTTGTTTCTTTAGACACCACTTCATCTAATTCTATCATAGTATTATTTCCGTTATCTTAGTTTAGCAGCTTTTTTAGAATCCCGTGATTTTTTTGGATCTACCTTTCTTTTACCGCTTTTTATATCCTTATCATATTTCTCTTTTGCTTTTCTTTTTTTAGGATCCTTCATGGCCAATTTATGAGCTTTTCTTTTTTTAGCCCTATCTGCAGACGAAGACTTGCCTTCTTCTAATGATTTGATTAACTCGAGATAAGTTAACATATCAACACTCCTTAAATTATTATACTAAACTATTTATAATAATTAAAAGTTTATATAACAAATCCGGAATATTGTGACTTTTCTTTTTGTGAATTAGATTGGGTTGAAACTAAACCATCCTGTGCCTTGGCCTCTAGATCATAGAGTCTCATTTTAGAGCGATCAATTCCAACCGTAAACCTTTTATAATAGGATACATCATTATATCTATTTTTCAATTGTTTGATCATAATTTGATTCATTTCTTCCAGATCCTCAGTTGATATGAGAGCTAACATAAGATCAACTGTAGCAGGGAGTCCAAATGATTCTGCAGTATTAGTCAGATCGATATCTGCATCACCAGCACCAGATCTGTTAACCTGTGTTGCGGTGACAATTGGTAGATTCTGTATAACACTTAATCCTCTAAGTTCCTCTGCAATGCTCTTAATAATGGTATATGAATTATGATTAGACCCTGCCTTGAATCTCTTGGATGTGCAGAGATTGATATAATCTACAAAAATAATATCTGGTTTAAATGATTTCTTTATTCTAAGTTCATCTAGAAGATGTTCAAAATGCCCGGCATGAGCAGAGGATGTTGGATATTCTTTGACAATTAATTTACCCCGACATTTCTTTTTAACCTTATCAATCCTTGCATCGAACTCAAATTTATTAAGTTTTGGAACATCTACTATACTAACATCCATTAAATTAGCATCAATTCTTTCTGCGATTCTTTCTTCGGACATTTCTAAGGTTATGTACAATACATTAGATCCCACTTCCATAGCAGCAGCTGCCTGATGACACATGACCAGGGATTTACCAACACCAGTTCCAGACATCCAACAGAGAAGTGATTTATTTGGCAGACCACCCTTCGTAATTTTATTAAGAATATCTATATCAAATGGTATTTTTTCCTCTTTCCTGTGATAGAAATCAAATCTATCTTCTGCAGAATCATAGTAGTCATGTCCAACATTTGAATCAAAGGAAACAGATAGAGCATCAGACAATATAGAAGGTAATGCATCTGGTGTTAAATCTTTCTCCTTTCCGTCAATAATAGAAATGGATTTCAGTACCGCATTATATACAGATCTGTCTTTACAAAATTGCTCTGTCTCGTTGACCAACCAATCTACGTCAATAGGGGATGGAGAAATAGAATTAATGTGATCTATTAATTTGGAATGGACATCATCCGTTATATTATTTCTTTTATTAATCCCTATGATCAGAGCTTCTTTGGAAGGAATATTCGAATATTCCCCCACATAATTATGGATTTCCCTAAATATTTCTTTTTCTATATGTCCTTGGAAATATTCTTCTTTAACGAATGGTATTACTTTTCTGAGAAATGATTCATTCGTTATCAGGTTTTTGATTATCGTTTCTTCTATCATCTTTACTCATACTTTTATCAATTTCTTGTACAAGGACATCCCCCATAATAATTTCGAATTCTTCTGAATCTTTATAATCTTTATTCCCTGGATTATTAAGAACCTCAAAATCGAATGTTAAAACCGGTGGATCATCCTCAGAGAATCTAACATCACCATATATATAAATTATACCATCAAAATTCCCACCTCTCAGTTTAATGCCAGTTCTATCTGGCACATTTTCATTTTCAACATACGAATATTCTTGTTTCATTTATATTATACCACAATCTCTAATTATTGTAAACTAATGAAGGAAAAATTTGTGTGGGCAATCAGTTTTTAAATTTAAAATTTCAACAGATTTCTGTGGTGCTGGCTCCTTAACTCCTTTTCGTTCTCTCCACATTAAATCTACTTTATACCCAAATAATTTAAAATCTTCATATTTGATGCACAGCATCCATCCTGTATTTTTATCGTTCTCATTTCTTTCTGGTAATGTTAATACTCCATTTACTTTAGTATATTTCATATCTTACCTCTTTCCTGCTTGGAGCCACCCTACTTCTGCTAAGCGAACCCAATCGTGTTTAACATCATCCGTAAAATGATGATGTATTAATAATACAAATACCCAGAGAACCAATATTAATATTATTAGTATCCCTGCTGCGTACATGATTATTTTTTTGATAACTAATCCAGCATTTGTATATACCCTATAGAGAATTTTTCCTCTACATATTCTGAGAAATTTGTATCTTCAAAGATTGGTTTCCAAAACTCTTCATTGAGAGTATCCTTTTCTCTGAAATTTTTATCATCTGTTACTGTTGGTCGAGTATACCAACCAACCTTGGGTTTAGTTACAAATCCAGATTCAACTGCGACTTCTAAGAGACCAGAATATTTTTGAATACCACCCTCCCATGATACCGATATAGGTATCTTAGATTTTTCTTTAACGAATCTAGATTTCTCAACATTAATAATAAAATCATAACCTATAATTTCTTTACCAACTTTATCTTGCCGACGTCCTATAATCCAAACTGTATTTGCTGAATATGTTATTCCTGTACCTCCAGAAACTACCTGCTTTGAAAACATTTCCTGTGTCTCGTAGGTATGATTAACAGCAATCATAGGAATATCATTTAGAGTAAGATATGGAGTAGCCATACGAAATAAAGATTTCATTTGCTTTGCTCTAGTCATATCTGCAACAGACTTAGAATCTTTTGCATCATCAATTTCTTTTTTGGATGCAAGGTTACCGATAGAATCAATCATAACAAACACTTTGTCAGACGGGGTAATCTCTTCGAGCTGTGTTATGAGATCAAATTTTAGTTCTTCAATATTTTTAATAGGAATATGAAGAACTCTATTCATATCAATACCAAACGAATCCCAATATGCTTGGGGTGATCCAAATTCAGAATCATAAAACAATGTTATGGAATCCGGAAATTTATCCTGATATGCCTTCAACATTAATAAACCAAAAGAGGTTTTATAGTTTTTAGACGGACCAGCTATCACAGTTAATCCAGAAGTAATACCTCCATCAAATTTCCCGGATAATGCAACATTAATCATGGGAACTGCTGTTGTAATCGGCTTAGACTGATTCAGTATTTTAGACTCAGACATAATTGATGCCAATTTTATTTTAGATGTCGATTTCATTCTCTCAAGTAAACTCATTTAATATTACCCCGCCAATTTAAGATTTTGCATATGCCACGTTCCAGAATCCCCCGATTTAAATACTAGGCGGACAAGTTCCGCGGAAACAATCTCTACTATTTTAGCTTTTTC